AAATGATGGCGTCCAAACAAATAGTAGTTTGCAGGGGCACATTGTAGCAGGTGGTGTAATAAGCACTCACAGTGGTAAACCTGCTGTTACACAAAGTTCAGCTATTGGTAACCCAGGTAATCAGTTTTTAGATGTTTCTTCAATTAGTGCAGTACATAACTTCATTGTATTTCAACAACCTGCGGCAGGGGGAGGTAGAGCATACTATGCAGAGTCTGCAAGTAAAGCATTGAAACTTGATGGATTCAGAATTGACTATGAGGATGGGGTTAATCCACGTATAGATGGAGTTGCTAATATTAGAACTGATTATGTATTAAGTGAGGTCAAATCATTGAGTGGTACTGTGACGAGCATAATTAATGGCTCAACAGATGCGAGTGGTACTGCAAACACATTGGGCGTAGAAGCTCTTATGGGGTACCCAACTGCAGGAGGAGGTATTATTGCTTTGATGCAAGAGATGATATTCTTTTCTGCAGACAAGTCTTCTGATGCGACAGCTATATCTACAGATATAAATACTTATTATTCAATTTATCCATAATGCATCTATACTATCCATTTCCTGATGAATCAGCTGCTATTGAAGCAAGTTTAGATATATATGACTTAAATGCTCCTCCACGAAGCGAGCGTGTAACTTTGTATTCATTTGATTGGTTTCCTAACTCAGGAAACCCAACCTATGTTCTTGCGTGGGAAGATGAGCCACAGCAGTTTGATACAGGAGATGTGTTAGATGGAATAACAGCACTAACAGAAGAAGAGGCTATTGATGCTGGTTATCAACTGGGTGATGATCATAGTGGATTGAAAAATTTGTAAAATAAATTTTATATTTTCGTAAAATGAATGAATCAATAAGAGACTCTGTACAGGTTGTTACGGCGAATGGAGGAGCACTGGGGTTGACGCTGACAGATTGTAATGAGATGTTGCAGATGATTTCTTTAATTTTAGCTATAGGGTTTACACTATATAAATTCAAAGAATCCTCAAAGTAAAACACCATGGGGGCATTTTTATCAAAAATATTTGGAGCAAAGGGAGGTAAGCAAATCGGAGACGGAATAGGAAACTTAGTTGATCGATTTGTTCTTACTAAAGAAGAGAAGCAAGAGTTCGAAATGAATCTCAAAAGTCTTTTCATAGAAGCGGAGGCTGATATGCAGCTTAACGTTACTAAGCGATGGAAGGCGGATATGATCAGCGATTCCTGGCTAAGCAAAAATGTTAGACCATTGGTTCTTATATTTTTAGTTCTTAGCACAGTTCTATTGATATTTATTGATGCTGGCAAGTTTAACTTCCACGTAGAAGAAAAATGGACTGACCTGTTACAGATAGTTCTTATCACAGTTATTGGCGCTTACTTCGGAGGTCGATCAATAGAAAAGGTACGTAAGTAAATGCCACGTAATTTAGAATCGTTTTACGATTACAAAGGAAAGAAAAGGCGTCCTGGGGTTCACGCTAAATCAAAAACGAGCTCTATTAAGACAAGCAAAAATTACGTGAAGAAGTATAGAGGTCAGGGCAAGTAAAAAGCCTTGATCAACTTTTAGTATATTTGCATTATTGAAATTTAATTTAACATCATGACTAAAATCGCAGAAAACGAATTACAGGAGCTTCAGGGTCTACACGCTGAATTTAATAAGATTAAAAGCCAGCTTGGAGATATTGCTCTACAGGAACATGCTTTGTGCCTAAAGACTGAAGCCATTAGAAAAAGCTTTCAAGACCTGGAGACAGGCTTGATGGATAAGTATGGAGAAAACGCAGTAATCAACCTGGAGACAGGTGAAGTAAAGCAGAAAGAAGACAATGGCTAAAATAGAAAATACTACAGTATACCCTACGGTAATCCCCGCATCGGAAGACCTTCTCATTGGAACTGATGTTAGTGATAATAATAAAACGGTAACGTTTCTTGTCAGCTCCGTATCTGGATCAGGAGGTGTTGCTCAGGGACTTCAATCTGTATTAGATACTGGCAATACTGCCACACAAAATATATCTCTTACGGGCAACATCACTGTAGTAGGAACTATTACACCAACAACCTTAACCGCGTCTAATGGTGTCGGTACTGCTGGGCAGATTCTTTCATCTACCGGGACAGGGTTACAATGGATAGCTTCACCCTCAGTAAGCATTGGCACACTTGAGCAGGTTCTCACTGCCGGCAACAGTACTACTCTGGATATTAATACCACAGGCAGCATTAATATGAGTGGTGCGGCTAAAGTACTTGCACTAAGCGGAGGAACTGATATGACGCTTGCTGTGGGATCAACGCTTACCACATCAGATGCAATTAACTTAGGAACAACCTTAAACTTTGGAGCAACAACTACTCTTAGTGATTACTCTGGAGCTACAGGTAGTGCAGGTCAAATATTAACTATTAATGCAGCTGGAACCGGTGTTGAATGGGGCACATTACCAACGGCTTCTACACCAACTCTTCAGCAGGTTCTAACTGCTGGGAATACAGCCACTGCGGTAGGCATTAGTTTTGTGGGGGCAAGTGCCATCACGTTTGATTCAACTGCAAACATTACATCTGCCGGAACAAATGTTTGGAGCGGAAACAACACTTTCTCTGCAACAGGAACAGCAGCCGGAACGGCAGGCATTGCTCTTACGGGCACACTATATGATGGAGCATCTGTGGGAACGGCAGGTCAGGTTCTTACAAGCACAGGGTCAGGCGTTGCATGGGCATCGACTGCAGGTGTTAGCTCGGTAACTGCTCAAACACCAGCCACTTCTTCAGGCACACCTATAACCATTAGTCCTACATCGGGAGCTGTTCAGGTAACATCAAATGCTTATGCTGGAGGATCAAACGTTGGTCATGTGCCAGCAGGAGGTACAGCAGGGACATTCCTTCAAGGAGATGGCACCTGGGCTGGCAACGGAGGAGGATTTGCTCAGACATATACATTTTGCAACGATGGGGTTGATATGGCCCAAAATGTTTACTTTAGTTTTTTGGGTATTGATGGAACTGACTTCAGCTCTAAAGCAACGTCTTCCACCAACAGCCTATCAACCACATCACCAACGGCTGGCACATATAGCGATATAGATTATTTTGCAGGCATTATAATGGCAAATGGTCAAGCGGGATCATGTGCATCTTCTATTGATGTGCCGACAGTATGTTCAGTGGATTTTTCTTTACTCAGCGATTCTAATCCGACATTTGAACTTTCGCTATGGAAGGTACAAGAAAACGTTAATGCGGCAGCTGTATTGGTGGCTCAATCAACTATTACTACAACAGCAAACACACTGGCATCATCCTCTGCTACCCTTACGGGAGCAAATACTACTTTAGATGCAGGCTTTGGATTGTTTTTTACCATTCGCCAAACATCAGCACTTTTAGTAGTTGGACCTAAATATCAAGGTCGAGTTAATATTAAATTTAGTCAATCATAATGAAATGGATATTCGTAAAATATCAATCGGCGCGGACTACAAGTCCGGAGCCATGCACTACCTTGTAGGACAGGACGTCCTGGGTGGTTCACACAGAATACATCTTATTCAATCCGATGAGGACTCATACAAGATATGGATACAGAAGGATGAAGAAGTTTTTATGTGGAAGGAGTTCCGCAAGACATTACCAATATCTTTAGAGTTTAATATCAATTTTTAATGAAGTCACCAACGGATTTTATTGTAAGACCTTACAATAACCGGAGATACGACAACATTAAAAACATTGGCGGAATGGATTTCGTCACAAGCGTATCTCAGGAGGATTATAAGGCATCAAACAGATTTGCAACTGTAGTAGAGACACCTATCAACTATGATGGGCCTATTGACATTGGTGACACGCTGCTTGTCCATCATAACGTATTTAAGTTTTTCTATGACATGAAAGGAAGGGAGAAAAGCGGACGTAGCTTTTTCAAAGATGATCTTTTCTTTATAGATCACGAGCAGTTCTTCTTGTACAAGAAAGACGGTGGATGGAAGGCGCATGGTAAGTATTGCTTTATAAAGCCGGTCGATGCTAAGGAGTCTTTCATCTTCAAGGCTGGTGAAGAGCCATTAGTCGGAATAATTAAGTATATTAATAAGGAGCTGGAAAGCAAAGGGCTAAAAGAAGGTGATACTATTTCGTTTGAGCCTGATAGTGAATATGCGTTTCAGGTGGACGGTGAAAAGCTATATCGCATGTTTACGTCAAACATTAAACTAAAGCTATAAGTGGAGAAGATAGAGGCTTGGTTAGAATGTGGGTGTAAGCTAAAAAAGATAAAGGGCAAGTACAAATGGGATAGATGCCCAAAGGCTATTGCCATTTATAAAGAATATGAAAAGACAAAAGATATAAAGTGGCAAGATGAATACAATAGACACTTCAGAAATTAAGAAAAGCATTATTGAGGCCGGCTACAAGGCAGTGAAGCAACTTGTAAAGGTAGCCAAAGAGGATATTATTAAGTATGACAAGGATGATGAGCTGGCTGCTGACAGGTTAAAGAATGCAGCGGCCACAAAGAAGCTTGCCATCTTTGATGCTTTTGAGATACTAACACGAATAGAAAACGAAAGCGCCATGCTTAATGGCAATACGTTAGAAAAGAAAAGTAATACACCAAAAGGATTTGCAGAGTCAAGATCAAAATAGCATCTATCGAGTAGTCAATGACTACATACCAAAGAGCGTCTTGTCAAATAAGAATAAGGCGCATACATGGCAGTATGGTTACAACAAGAAGTATGATGTTGTGGTCATATCTAAAAATGGAACGGTAGGAGAGGTGTATGAGATTAATGGCGTTAAGATAGCGCTGCCTGCAAAACCAAAGAACACCTACAAGCGAAGCGATACTAAAGTAGATCAATACTGGGAAGGCTTTGAATATCCCAAAGAGTTAAGTCGCATATCTTCTATATTCCAGTGGCATGAGGCGCCGGATCAATTTAAGAATCAATGGGTTGATTACATTGAGAAAGAGTTTAATCGTAGGGAGCAAGGTTTCTGGTTCTACAATAATGGAACACCAACTTACCTTACAGGTACACACTATATGTACCTGCAGTGGACAAAGATAGATGTTGGGCACCCTGACTTTCGTGAGGCTAATAGAATATTCTACATATACTGGGAGGCATGCAAAGCAGATATACGAAGCTTTGGGATGTGCTATCTAAAGATCAGGCGTTCGGGATTTTCGTTCATGAGTTCGTGTGAGGGTGTCAATCAGGCCACAATAACCAAAGATGCTCGTGTTGGTATACTATCTAAGACTGGATCCGACGCAAAGAAGATGTTCACCGACAAGGTGGTCC